GACAATCCAATAGAAACAAAAACATGGTGGGGTAAACAGCTTCGTGGCTTAGTACACTTCGGTTCACTTGCACTCGGTACAGTCGCAGCAGCTAAGGCTGCCGCAGCTACCGGTATAGTTACAATACCAGCAGGTTTACTTGCCCTATCAAAAGCTAATATAGTCAGAGGGGCAGCTGTAGGAGCTGTCTCTGACCTTATATCTAAAGAGTCAGACGAGCAAAATGCTTTGGCTGCATTACGTGATAGATATGGTTGGATAGATACACCTATATCTACCAAAGACACTGACCATCCAGTTGTAATGAAACTCAAGAATATTGTTGAAGGTATGGGCATAGGTCTAGTCTTTGATGGATTTGCTTATACACTTGGCAAAGGTGGTAAAAAAGCTGTAGATCAGATTACAGCTAGAAACAAAAGTTTAGAAAAACAAACAGTAGAAGCTGGTGTAGCACAACTACGTAAAGGTGAAATGGAGTTTAGAGCAGATAAAAATGCACCTATATCTCAACCACACCAAGGGGCACACATATCTGAGGTTGAACCACAAGTAGCTAGAGATCAACTATCTGATACACGTAATAAATGGGGCTCAGAAGAGGGTTCTACTGGTAGTGTTACAACACCTGTAGAACGAGAAAGGATAGCCTTAGAAGGCGGTACAGACGACGCTACGGTCGAAAGAATTATGAAAGGTTTGATGAGTAGCGAGAAGTTTGCAAAAGAACTAGCAGCAGCAAAAGGTAACAGACAAGCATTGGTAGCAAAATTTAAAGAAGCTATAGAGGGACATCAACGTATAACACAGGGCAGAAATGCAGTTGATATGTCACCACAGGAATATTTAAAGGAGTTACTAGAAGCTCAACCTGATATAATTGATGGTGTAGAAGTATGGACATCTAAAAATGTAGTTATTGCTGACCTTGTAATTGGTACACTACTTAAACAAGTCCGTGATTTAGGTACAGCTGGTAGAGAAATAGCAGATCTTGTTGACCTACAAGACATAGACGGCCCAACTAAACAGATAGTTGACACTATGCTCACTGCACTCTACGAAACAAAGAAAGCTAGATTTGTAAAGTCTGACTCATTTAGAGAGCTAGGTCTCGGTAAAAAAAGCAAGAAGACAGTAGAAGAAGCAACGCAAGCTTCTATGGAAGATGCTAAAAATTCTATTATGTCTATATTAAATATTGCTAAAGGTGATAAAGATGACAACTTACTAAATGCGTTGTATGAAGCATTTTCTATGATGGACAATGTTAATACATTAGATGACTTTGATAACTGGGCAAGAAAAACTATACTTGGTGGACAGTTAGAATCTACAAGCCCTAACCGTACAGGTGCTATGATACGTGAACTAGAAGGTGTAATGACACACGGTATACTATCAAGTCCTAAAACACCAGCTCGTGCTATTATGGGTACGTCTACTGCAACATTCCTAAGACCGCTAGCTACAGCACTAGGATCAATTTTAAGACTGCCATTTGATGGTAATGTAGCTGACGTAAGAGCAAGTCTTGCATCAGTAAATGGTATGATAGAAGCCGTTCCAGAATCGTTTACTATATTTAGAAGTAAGCTAAACTCATACTGGAAAGGTGATATAAGATCAATTAAGACACGTTACTCAGAGTTTACACAGGCAGATGACAACTGGGAGATACTACGTCGTTGGGCAGAAGATAGTGGCCGTGCTACTGAAGGAGAGCAAGCAGCTTTTGCGGTAGCTAACATGGCACGTCAGATGAACAACAGCAACCTCTTGACATACTCTACTAAAATTATGGCTGCAACTGACGATGCGTTTGGCTACATTCTTGGTCGTGCTAAGATGCGTGAAAAAGCTATGCGTAAAGCTTTGGAGTTACAAGAAAATGGTTTTGCAACACCTAAAATTACACAGGAGTTGATGAGAGCATACGAAGATGATTTTTATGCACAAGTGTTTGATGCACAAGGTAATATCATTGATGAAGCTACAAAGTTTGGCCGTAAAGAAGTAACACTAACACAAGAACTTACAGGCTTTGCAAAAGGTCTCAATGATGTATTTAGTGCTACACCTTTAGCTAAACCGTTCTTTCTATTTGCTAGAACTGGTGTAAATGGACTTGCTTTAACAGGGAAGTATACACCGGGTTTTAACTTCTTAGTCAAAGAGTTTAATGATATAGCTTTTGCAAACCCAGCCGATTTAGCTAGTGTAAACAAGTATGGCATCTTTACAGCAGAAGAGCTTGCTAATGCACGTGCTTTACAAACAGGTCGATTGGCAATAGGTTCAGCTGTAGTATTCATGGCTATACAAGCTTGGATGCGTGGTGATCTAAATGGTAACGGCCCAATTGATAGGCAAAAAAGACAACTGTGGCTTGACAGTAAGTGGGAACCAAGAACAATTAAACTAGGTGCAGTTCGTGTTGGTTATGACCAGTTTGAACCGTTTAACCTTATTATGTCTACAATAGCTGACGTAGGTGATGCAAGTCAACTTATGGGTGAAGAGTGGACAGAAAACGAGTTAGGTAAAATTTCTCTTGTCGTCGCACAGGCTATTACAAGTAAGTCGTATCTTGCTGGAATACAATCGTTTGTTGACCTATTTGCTGGTCGTCCCGGTCAGGGTGATCGCATTATAGCTGGACTAATTAATAACCAAGTACCACTAGCTGGTATACGTAATGATTTAGGTAAATTATTTACACCTTATATGCGTGAGATTAACTCAGGTGTATTTCAGTCAATACGTAATAGAAACTTAATTACTGAAGGTCTTGCTGAAACTCAGCTACCTATCAAGTATGATATGTTAAACGGTAAACCGATTAAAGATTGGGATTTTCTTACTCGTGCATTTAATGCTGTAAGTCCTGTTACTCTAAACTTAGAACAGAGTGAAGGTAGAAACTTTTTATTTGATAGTGGATACGACTTACGTACATCAACATACTTTGCACCAGACAGTACAAACTTAACTGATCATCCTTTTATTAGATCACAGTTCCAAAGAGCACTTGGGTCTCTTAACTTAGAATTAGAGCTTGATAGACTGTCTAAAGATGAAAGAATGATAGCATCAATGGAGCAGATGTATGCTGACATACGTGCTGGTAAACGAGCACAGTTTAACGCTAGAGACTATTATCATAATAGAATTATTGATAGATTATTTAAGAGTGCTAAAAAAAGAGCATGGGCATCAATTAAGGATGATCCAAGCATAGCAAAATTAATTGAGAAACAACGTTTAGAAAAACTAGAACAGATAAGTAAACGTACTACAACCGCAAACATCCTTAATATATACAAATAAATGGCAACAACAAAGACAACTGAAGAACTTTTTAGTGGAAATGGTTCACAAACCAGCTTTCCATTTACAATCGAATATTTAAGAACTTCTGATATAGCAGTAAGGGTTAGTGGTGTCTTACAAACAGAAACAACTCACTACTCTGTTGTTGGGACTAATATAGTATTTGTCACGGCTCCAGCTACTGGAAGTAATAACATTAAAATTACACGAATAACGGACATAGATGCAGCCAGAAGTATTTATGCTGCTGGGTCCTCTATTCGTGCAAAAGATTTAAATACTAATCACGATCAGATTTTATTTAAATTACAAGAAAAAGATACAAGAACTCCAAGTGCAACAGTTTCAGCCACAGCTCCTACTGATGCTGTTAGTGGTGACACTTGGTATGACACTGTTTCTGGTAGAAGTTTTGTTTATTACACAGATGTAGATACATCACAATGGGTAGAAGCAAACCCTCCTTTTGATGCAGCAGAAGCAGTTCAAGCAGCAACACAAATTAATTTTCTACCTTCTGGTACTGGTGCAGTAACAAGAACAGTTGATAGTAAGTTAAAAGAGTTTGTTTCTGTAAAAGACTTTGGTGTTACTGGTGATGGAACTACTAACGATACAGTTAATATACAAAAAGCTTTTGACGCTACACCTGATAATGGTGTCCTAGTTTTTCCAACAGGAACCTATGTAATAACAAATACTATTACTGTTAATAATAAAAATATTACAGTACAAGCTTATGGTGCAAAATTTTTAATAAAAGCAGATGTAGATGCGTTTACATTTAATAATTATAGTGATGCAGTAGTTAGAGAATTAAGTTCTAATTATGATAAAAGTGATACTAATAATTTACATATAGATGTAAATGCTTTATCAACAGCACCAGCCAAAGGAACAATTATAAAAATAGTTTCTAATGCAATAGATTTATATCACAATGACAGTGGTACTGATACTACACAATATAGAACTGGTGAATGGTTTATTACAGGACCAAGCTCTACTACCACACAAATTAAATTAAAATCTCCTCTTAGATATACAGTTGGTGTAAGTACAACTGATGTAAACCCCGGTGATGAACCGAAAATTGATTCTTATACAACTGCTATGGTTGCAAGAGTGATCATACCTGTAGAAAGAAAAATTGTATGGAGTGGAGGCGAAATTGCTTATGAAGATGGACATGATGGTGATTCTTGGAACGCCAATTGTTTTAACGTAACTGGATATATAGGGTCATTAATAACTGATTTAACTATTAGTCGTTGTTATGCTCATGGAGTAAGTTTTAACGGTTGTGTAGATAGTATTATTACTAACAGTATTTTCAGAGATCATACAAACAATACTAGTCAATCACAATTTGGTTATGGAATTGATGATACAGGTAGTTTAAGAACACAAATATCAAATTGTAATTTTTCTGCCTGCCGTCATGGTCAAACAACAACTGGCAGAAAAGTAGCAGTAGTAGCGTCAGGAAGCGTTACTTCTAATCAAATAAGTAATTTCATACAACAAGGGGTTACCGATGGTGGTTTAGTAAGTGATTGCACTGGTCAAGGCGATATAGAATCAGTATTTGATACTCACCAAGATGCTCATAACTATACATTTACTAATTGTGTTGTTAATGGAGGTGAAATAGGTTTTTCTGCTAGAGGACAGAATATTAATTTTGTTGGATGCGTAGCTAATAATTGTGCAAGAGGTTTTAAATTTTTTACAAGAGATGACACTAGTCATACAAACCCAGACGGATTTTCAGCGGGTAAACCTGAAGGATTTACAACTGGTTCATTAAAAAGCTGTATATCAAAAGGCTATGAATTTGATGGCACACCAATTAGTGCACAAGACTGTAGAGAAATTTTAATTGAAGATTGTCAATTTGAACATTCAAATAACCGCACTTTACTAATTGATAGCAGTCTGGTAAAAATTGGTGGTAATAATGTGTTTAAAGTAAGTAATTTAGATAACAGTACTGAAATAGTTACAGTAGACAATGGTGGTATTTTTGATTTGAATGAAGTAGATGTTGGCACGCCTGCTGCACCGGGAATCGTTACCAATGTTAATAGTAGTAATACAACTGGACGTGTACCTACTTCAGCAGTAAACACTACAGCAAATACTATTACACCTACTGGCGGTAATACTCTGCAAAATGGAGTTAGAGTTTTTTATAACGCAATGGTTCATGGTATAAGATATAACACCACTGAAGGTTTTTCTGGAGAAAGCTACCAAGGACCAAACGCTATTATTGGTGGTTTAGAAAATAATAAAGCATATTACGTTGTTAATAGAACAGCTACAACTTTTCAGTTAGCACACACTAGAGGTGGTAGTGCAATATCATTTACATCTACTGGTAATAATTTTCAAGTATTTACATACATCAACCCAGAATTAAGGATATTAAATGGAGCAGTTGTTGAGATTGACGCAACAGAAGTTACAAGTTCCAATTCTGGTACTATCGACTATAGATTACTAGAAGCAGGACCGGGAAGATTTTTTACAGTAAACGGAACAATAATAGCCAAACTTTCTAAAGCATATGATCAATTACTTACAAAAACAGCAAACATAACAGGCAATTCAAATGGTTGCATTTATTGGAGTATTGATGGTACTGCAAATGATATAACTTCTGAAGATGGTAACTTTTTTGAATCTAATTTACTAGGTAAATTTTGCAAAGCAGAAAGCTTAGATGGTTTAGTAAGACACGATTATGTAACACCTGATTTAAAATCAGTTTTTAAAAGAAATAACCAATCCTATACTTTAACGACTAATATAAGTGATGGTTTAGTATTTTTTCCTAGATTGGAACCGTATAATTTTTTAAAATCAACGATAAGTGGTAGGGACCATAGAATAAGATATACGCTTAACTGGAAAAAAACAGGTACGGCTGATATTTGTGATTTTGAATTAAAAGCCAGAAGTGTAGATCTTGTTCCAGACAGCGCACCATTACAAATACCAGCAGCTAGTTTGGCAGCAAGAATGATAGTTGATTGTTACATTTACAATAATAGTGGAACAGATACACAAGATTGGACAATAACTTTTTTACCTGATAACGGTGCTGTTGATATAAGAATGGTTACAACTACAGTAGACGTAACTGAAAGTACAAGTACGCAATTTTTAAAAATAGCTGCAAGATGCCCAACTTCAACAGGAGATAGTATAACTCTTGTAGATTCAGAAATCCTATGTGATCTTCAATCACAAAATGCTGATAATTGATTATGACAACATTAAATTTTCCCGCTTCCCCATCTACAGGCGATGTATATAGCGCACCAAATGGTTTGCAATATCATTTTGATGGTATTAAATGGACTTCTCAGGGAGCATATAACACATCTACAATAAACACCCTTAACTTTACACAACTAGCTGCTGACGGTGCTGCCAACGCCGCTACAGCTAGATCAATTCAAGATAAATTACAAGATTTTGTATCAGTAAAAGACTTTGGTGCAAAAGGTGATGGCTCTACCGATGATACTGCTGCTTTCAAAGCTGCGATTGCCACAGGTAAGGCTGTATACATACCTAAAGGCTCACCATATTACAAAATTACTGATACACTAACAATAAACACTAGCCATCAAGGACTTATCGGAGATAAAGGATTGTCAGAGATTTGGTTGGTTTTACCTACAAACGTAGACAAGTCGGCTATTGCAGTAGTCGCACCTGCAAATAATGCTACTGTTGAGTATGTATTTATAGAAAACTTATATATAAAACTTAAGAGAGATATAAGTGGCACACCTACAGATAAAGTTCCTAATTACAGCCATACTATTACTGAAAATTTAGCTGGTGTGGTCGTAAGCGGTAATGCTTCACTACGAACTCATGCAGTTCAAAATGCAAAACTA